ATCGTTTAATATATCCTTCAATACTTCAAATGTAGATTTGATGGCCGCAGCTTGTACGGTCACCAGTTTCATACTCGATTATTCGCGTATTATTTCTTTATATCACTATAAGCTTCATCATCAACCTTACGACTTATTTTTTCTTCTAATTCGCGCGTCATGGCAGGTTGAAGCGACTTACCATAATCATCAAGGCCGAACATTTCACCACTAGGTTCGCCGTCTAGAGTTGATGAAAAAATAGAACCAAAGTCACACGTTTCCAATTCTTGAACTGGTAGGAGTGACTCGAGCCAGTTGTGTATTTCACGTCCTACCAAAATCTTACCATTTTTTGTCAACATGGTCGGTACACGTGTTATCTTTGTCCTGAACTCGGGTGGTATTCCAGAAACCGTGACATTGTGGTATTGAACGATTTGTTGCAACTCTTTGTGTTTCTTGATAAAATCAATCACTTCCACACTGTGTTTGCATTTTGGGCTGAAGACCAGAAGAGACATCTAATGTAATTTATCAAAAAAAATATGATTGATAACGCACTTTTTTTGTACTCTATATTAATGTACAACCTGTTATTGTTAATCGTATTGATAGTACTTCTACTTGATACCAGGAAAGAGACTTTCACCACTAGGAGTACATATAATCAAGTATTGATAAACGACCCCGCCCCTAATATGAATGAATATAGAGAGGTGCAAAAACTCGAGGCTAATAGTGATATTATTTCAAAAATGGTTCTTGCGACCAGTACATACATACGTGAAAAGACTGGACTACCTAACTATATAATAGAAACGACGAGTATCCGACAATACAAACACAAAAATAAGAACCACATGTTATACAAGTGTATGTTCATGTGTGTGAAAATTGGTGGGTTTCCATTTGGATTTTCCGTTACATCTAATCTTATACTCGTGTCAGGTGATTTACGTGTCGTAGGTGTTCAATCACAACCACTTGATATAAAACCACCCAGCGACAAGACACCTTTCGAAAGTCAAATCGAGGGGTCTGAATATCTCGAATATGACACTATTCGTAAGGGTGAGTTAGATTTAATAAAAATTTAGTCCAGGTACTATTAATGATAAACGTGGAAGAGATTTCACAAATTGTCAACAAAAGGAATCGTATGAAAAAGGAAACATACGTAGAACTGTATAAACAAGTTACACGTAAAGTGCGCCGCGCCGTGGAAACTGGGCGTAAATATGTGGATACGGAAATTCCTTCTTTTCTCATGGGATATATAGCATATGACAGGTTGCAGGCGACCAACTATATTAAGCGACAGTTAGAAAATGCCGGTTTTGATGTCAATGTCATCGGACATTATGAAATTCGAATAACGTGGAAAGTGAAAAAGATCGATAAACCCAATGAAGACTCTATGGAAGAATTCCCAACGCTCATGAATTTAAAAAAGGCTGCGAATCGTTACAGGAGAAATGCGGAAAACGCCAGATAATAAAAGTCCGTATACTCATAATGGATAACCTGAACATTCTGGTTGAAGCTAAACGCGAATACATGGAACAACTCTCTATTCTTATCGCACCGGTCATGATCGATGTTTTTGATGCAATGTACCAAGAAGCCCACACATTATCCAAGAACCGAAAAGTTCTTATAATGTTTCAAAAATTATTGAAAGACGTGCCAGAGTGGAGTGAGACGATGGCGAAGCAGCACACGGATAATATCGCAGATCGATGTGCATGGTTCAAGGATTTGGTCGCGGCTGTATTTGTGAGTTCTGTAAAAATATTATCAGCTGTTCGTTTGAGCCAGGTTTCTAAAAAAATGGCTGTTAAACTGCCAACGAATGAAGTGTTTATTCACACGTGTTACAAAAATGCCGCGAAAGATCTATACAAGGATCCTTACGTGTTCACAGAAAATCAATCCGAACATAACAGAAACGACGCTTTGTATGATAGGTTCGCTCTTTGCGTAGAAAATACAGTGAAGGAGCTGATACCCGTTCAACAAATTTTACAAACGTACATGTCTGCAGGTGGCGAAGAATACATTAACGGTGAAGACGCTGACATGCAGCATGATGAAATTGATGAAGTTGACGAATACGACCAACCGGGTCTCGACGCCCAGGAGCAGTCGCAAATGAACGGGGAAATGCCCCCGATGGGTGGTGAAGAAATGCCACCTGCGGATGATATGATGGGTGATACATCAGAACACCAGGGTGAACTCATGGAACCAACTGAAGATGAAGAACCTTCTACACCGTTTCAGAACGAGTTTAGAACGATTACTTCAAAACCTATGAACCGGCGGCATATTGCTCCTCAGGATGATGAGGAAGATGAAGACTTGTTTTCGGATGCCGCTGAAACGCGAACTAAAAAACTTGGCTATTAAATATGGACGAGTACCTCAGAGAGCCCGCTTCGGCCGCATTAATAGCCGCCGGATTAACAGCCCTGTACATACATGGCAAAGCCCGTCTTAATGACGAAGGGACACTTTCGACGAGTGCCTACGCAAAACCTGCTGCATTAGTGGGTATATTGGTATATTTCATCATATCGAATGGACTTGGTAAACGTGAAACTATTTCAACTGATCCATTCTGATTAACTTAAAGATTTCTATCGTGTATTGTATATAATGACTTCCATTACCGCGTTTAATGACATGATGGGACAATTTCTTACGGAATTACATTCGGCATTTCCAGAAGAAAAGGGATTAAAAAAATACATGGCAGCATTCGAACTCATGCGAAGCACGAATGGAAGGATTATCGTTGAGGGGTTCATGGCGAATATCGCACCTCACGCGGATAAGATTAACGCAAAGGATGAATCATTTTTTCTCGAACAGGCAGGCACCATCGATTTTTTAAAGGATATTAACCTTTCTCGATGCTGGCCGAAAGCATCAGAAGGTACACGTAATGCCATTTGGCAATACATTCAAACCCTCTACATGCTTGGGATGACCATCACGGCCATCCCAGCGGAAACGCTCAGTATGATTGAAATGGTCGCGAAACAGTGTGCCGATAAGATGCAAAACGAAGATGGCGGGATGGAAATTGATGAAGCTCAGCTCATGAAGTCTATGCAGGGTCTCCTCGGTGGCATGATGAAAAAATAAACCTATATAATATAAATGGTATCGCTGTTTGACGATCCCACACAAATTGTCAGAGCTGATAAGGTAATTGAATTTTGGCCAACTAAAGTTCATACATCAGCGGAACGAGTAAACGCCACGGCTCGTTTTATTATTTACGCTACATGTATCTTGTATCTTATCAGGCGTGATGTACGCGTTTTCATTTTAGGATCTACCTGTTTAGGAGTTTTGTATGTTATGGAGATGAATAATATGGTAAAGGATGGTCAGGCTCGCCCCACAGTCGCGAAGGAAGGGTATGAGTCTGCATGTCAATTACCAACTTACGATAACCCGATGGCGAATGTGTTGATGTCCGATTTTGATGGCCGACCCGATCGTCCGTCAGCGTGCGACTATAACACAGTCAGGGCTGATGTTAACCAGAAGCTCTCGAGTACTATTCCGTATGGTCCCCAAAAATCCCGATCCCCCATGCCCGAATTTCAGCGCAATGCGTATGCTCGTCAGTTTGTTTCGGGTCCCGTGACATCTATTCCGGGTGACCAAACCGCATTCGCGGAATGGTTGTACGGAGAGAAGGATGGTTCGATTTGTAGAAGCGACAGTCGTGCATGCGATCCCAATGCGCGAGGTGTGCAATTGGAAGCCTTCGGTGGATTGGATCCAAGTGGAGATATGAGGAGTGGCATGTTCGGTGGTGGAAATGGTCCAGCTTAGATAGATAAATATTCTCATGTAATAGTAAATGGCGTACCAACTCCAACCTGGTATGAATTTAGTTGAAAACCCCGCTCGACCTCCCGTGTGTGCGACTGATGAAGTATTTGTTTATCCCCAGCCCAGCACTCTTAACTACAGTTCGGGACGACCTAATACTATGTTGTACGGGACAGCTCCTTACATGGCCGGTAAAGGTTCCCCAGCTCAACACATTGAGACGAGTGACCAATTACGACCGCAGTCTACCAGTCGGTTCAATAAAATATTGGCTCAAACGTACGAACAGAACCTATTCCCCCTTCAAGACATGAAGTGTAAGCTCCCACTCCGGTCCATTTCATACGAACCTGAAAGTACACGCGCTGATACACAAAATCAGATGTTCATGAAGAGATATCCCAGTCAATAAAAATATTTATAACAATTAAGAATGGCAGACCCTATTTCAATTATAGCTATTGTCGGATTAGCCTACATAGGGAAAAAAATGAGCGATCCCAAACCAGAACTATACCAGGTTGCATCTAAACCTACAGAACGTCGTATTATAATTCAGGAAGAGGTGCCAAACATAGCCGAACCGGGATCAATCGGTCTCGATAATCTCCCGGAACGAAAAATAGAAATACAAAACTTTGGTGATATTGTACCACAAACGCGTACATCCGGTACCGAAGTACTGGAGATGCGTAATCGCATGTTTGACAACGGTCGCATGAACAACATATCCCCGATTGAAAAACAACTCGTCGGTCCGGGTATTGCTGTAGGTCCGGAAGTACCCGCCGCGGGTGGATTTCAGCAGATCGTACGTGTCAACCCCGATAATGTCGGTGCACACCGTCTCACAACCCTACCTGGTCGAAGTGGTCCAGCGCATGATGTATTCGGTGGACGTCGTGGAAAGATGGGTGACATTGCCAATAACCGCCCGGAAAAAACTGCGTTCCTTCCCGATCGTCGCCCGGTCGCAGGTGGTAGGTCTCAAGGGTTTGATGGACATGTTGTTCGTGGTGAGCATGTAAACGGAAAGCGTTTAACGAACCGGTCTCAGACAGGATCTCGTGATGACGGACTTGGCTTTTCAGGTGCTAAAAGTGTCGTAGCTGGTATGAAAATGGCACAAGATCCTACGCGAAACAAGAAGGATGGAAATAGCGAGCAGTATAGATACAACAACCAAATTGCACCAGGTGTTTCTTCATACGCACACGGATACCTTTCGTCACCTGCAACAAAGATAGGCGAGGATCGTGTGTATGGGACAGGACATACTGTAGAGGAGTTAAATAAGTATGGGTTCCGACCCGACGATCGTCGTGGTAAGGCGAACCGTATTGGTAATGCCGGTCGCATGAACGTTCGTGCGGGTGCCCTCAACCAAGGTGGTATGCCGACTGTCATGCGCGCGGATACTACACGCGTCGATGGTCGTTATGGTCCAGTGAGTGGTGGTTGGACGCAACAATACAACAATAACAAGTATTACAAATTCAACGCGTACAAGGGTAATTCTAACCCTTACGCGACGGATGAAAGTTTAGGCGTTGCGAAACAGCAGCTCCAGAATAACCCAGTCGCTCAGCAGATGATGTAAATAAATAAGAGTCGAGTAACAACACCCATTAAAATATTATCCATATATTTTAATGAGCGTATACACGTTAGATATAGATAGTAGTGAACGCGATCCTACTGTATACCCGAACCCTGCCGATTATGTGATCGAA